ATGCCTCTTCGGGCCGGGGCGGTGGGGGGGAGGGGGGAGTGTACCCCCACCCTCGGAGGGCAATCGGTCAGAAGATCATGCCCGGATGCGGTTCGGGCTCGCGCTGACGACGAAGCTTAGGACGTCGAGCGGCGGCGCCTTCCGCTGAAGACTTGCGTGAATGATGCCAGCGACACAACGACTGAAGGTTCTCGTAGTCGTGATCGTCGCCGGGGTTGATGTGATCGACCTGATTAGCAGGAGCTCCACACATGACGCCGCGAGAGTCGCGGGCCTGACACTTGTAGCCGTCGCGCCGGAGTACCCGGACGCGGCGCGTGGTCCAGTCGTCGGGGAGCCGGGCCTTACGGTCGCTCGTATCCCATGCCACTACTCCTCACTAGGGGAGGGGTCATTCCGCTGGAAGCCTAGGGGGGTCTTCCGTGCAGGGGCAGGGGCCTCCTGCTTCGGCGAAGGGGTAGGGGCTTCCTTCTGCACACGGCCGAAGGACAGGCCCACACGGAGGCCCACGGCATAGTCGCGGATCTGAAGGACGATCGTCATGTGTGGGCTCCTCTCGTAGGGCTAAGACGAAGAAGCCCCGGTGCTCGACCGGGAAGGAGGCGGGAGCGACCGGGGCTGGGCCGGGGAGCGGGAAGGAAGGAAGCGCTCTACCCAGCGAGGGGGAAGTGTCCGAGGGCAAAGAAAAACCCCCTGCCTCGTCTGTATCCGGCATACGCTGGGGATCTCACAGAGCGAGGCAGAGGGTATATTTCTTTCCCCTCTACTAGAGGAGAGGGCCAGGGTTGGGCCTAATTATTCGTTTACACGGCTTGCTCGGTAGCGGGCCGAGGCACACGCTCGGCAGTAGCGACGGAGCCCGTCCGGCCGGGAGGAGTCGCGGGAGAACGCCGACATAGGTTTGAACTCCCGGCACCGATCGCACGTCTTACCGGATCTCTTGCGCCGGTAGGCGAGCCGGGCCATGGCCTCGCGGGTGAGGGCCTCGCCTTCCCCGTCGCCGTAGTCATAGCGGGCGGCAATGGCGGCGAGGCGCCTCTCCACTCGGGCGAGCGGGTCGTCCTCTGTGTCGTGGCAGGGGCACGTCCCGCCCTCGACGCACACGCCGGGGTTGCCGGGGTAGGCGCACTCGTTACAGCAGGTCACGCGCTCCCCTTGCCGTAGACGGGCTCGGGGCCGGTGTAGGTGCCCTTGTCCTTATGGGGCTGGAGTTGGCAGTAGGGATCGAAGACCTTCACGATGCGGAGGCCGAGGCTACTGAGCGGGACGGTGATGCAAGTGCATACGGGCTCTTCGGGGTTCATGACTGGATCTCCTTCCGGCGCCGGGCGAGGCGCTCCTTTGCGAGGTCGGCCGTGGCGCAAGCGAACGCGAGGCCGAAGGTGAGGGCGGCGAAGACGCCGACGATGATTAGCGAGGTCAGGACGTAGCCGACGTGGAGGGCGAGTAGGTCCATGAAGGTCAGTTCCAAGGGCGGGGCCTCCTGAGGTCGGCGAGAGCGCGGGTAAGGTCCATGGAGCGGCGGCGCAAGGTGCCCGTCGCGGCCGAGCCGTAGCTGTAGTCGTCCGGGCCAGCACCGGGCGCGGGCCGTGGGCCGTCGTAGCCGTGCTTGGCTTGGGAGTCGTAGCGGTCGTCCCGCCAGCGGATCTCCTCGTCGAGGCGGGCGAGGGCCACGTCGGCGGCTTGGACGAAGCGCCGGGCCTCGGCCTGAGCCGCGAGGATCTGGGAGCGGTTCATCATTAGTGGCTCGCCACCTTCAGGTCGACGTGGTTCGTCGCCTTCGGCAGGACCACGAGGCCGCCGTTAGCGTTGACGTCGAGGACGCCGTCGCGGACGCGGACGCGGACTACCTCGTGGTAGTCGTGGCCGAGGCGGAACTCGACCGACTCGCCGTTCTTCAGATTGATCGGGACGTCGCCGTAGGGGTCGGCCTTCGTGTTGGAGAACGGCTCGCCGTAGGCGTGGAGCCGGTGATCGTTGAGCTCGCGGGTCGCGGCTTCGAGGGAGCGCCGGAGGTGCCGGAGCTCCTTCTGTGCCCACACTGGGAGCTTCTGCTCGCGGGCTACGCGCTCGTCGGGGGTCAGTTGCTTACGCGGCACGGAGGGCCTCCTTCTTAGCCTTGTGCTGGGCCGCTAGGGCCTTCTCGGTCGTGTTGATGCGGTGGACGCGGCGGATCTGGTCGGCGCTGAATGAGCGCCACGCCTCGCACCCTTTGGGGCCGCCCCAGAAGTCGAGCCACTCTCGGCCGTCGTCGCGGGTAACTCGCTTCAGGAAGCGGAAGCGGCCACGCTCGCCGCGTATGGAGACTTCAGTGCCGGGGGTGATGTGGCGGCCGTTGGCTTCGGCGTTGTCGTGCTCGTGCCAGTCGGCGGGGAGGTTCAGCTTGGATTTCTTGCGGGGCATGACGGGGGCTCCTTGTCTTTAGGCTCGACGGGGGAGGCGGGCAGAGGCGGCGTAGCCGGAGTAGTGACCACGCCGCCTCCTCGCGGGGGAGGGTTAGCGCTCCTTCGGGGCACCTTCCGGGCCGTCGGCTTCCGTGCCGAAGGCTTCCGGGCGCTCACCCATGGCCTTCAGGAGGGCCTCCTGAAGAGCGGCGAACGGGTCGAACGGCTCCGGGTTCTTCTCGACCGGGAAGGTGTGCGTGACGTCCTCGATCATGGAGCGGGTCGCCTCGTAGCCGAGGATCGGCTCGGCGGCCTTGACGAAGGCGATCATGCCCTGAGCCAGCGCGGCGAAGCCGGTGTTGAGGGCGGTGATCTCCTCGGCGGTGCGGTCCTCGTCGTGCATGTAGGGGCCGTCCTCGGGGGTCGCCTGAGCGAGAATGTCGAGGTAGGTTTCGAGGTTCATTCCGGGGAACTGCATGGCGGGTTCTTCCTTCCGTAGGTGTTGTGTCGTGGTGACATAGGAGGAGAGGGCCAATGCGCCGGGGTTGCTCACGGCAAAAGAAAAACCCTCCGGATCTCTCCGAAGGGCTTCTCTGTGTGGGGGTCTTAGTCGACGGCCTTGTAGTAGCGGTCGATCTTCTCTACGGGGTGGAGGCCGGAGAGGGCTCGCTTCTGAATGTGGACCGCGCCGTTGTCGAGCTCGTAGCGCTCCGGGGCGAACTGGGTCGCCGGGACGACGCGGGCGATCATGTAGGCGGCGCCCTTGCCGTTCTTAGCGGCTACGAACTGACCGGGGGTGAACTTTGCCATGACGGGGGTTCCTTTCGGGAGGAGGGGCGCCGTGTGGTCGACGCCCCTCGGGGGCTCTAGTTGAAGGCGATCAGGCGGCCGGTGCGGCCGGTGACGACGTGCTCGCCGTCGTGGTCGCCGATCCGCTCGCAGGATGCGAGGCCGACGTAGGGCTTGTTGCAGAAGCCGGGGCCGTCGGAGCCGAGGGTGTAAACCATCTGGATCTCGTCGGAGAGAGCGTCTGCGGTGAGGGTTGCGGTGCGGTGGGTCATTTCGAGTTCCTTTCCTGAGGTCGTGTAAACAGTCTAAGACAGGTCAGGCGGCTTACGCAAGTCCTCATACGAAAAAAGCCCCTCCCAATTTGGAAGGGGCTTCTCTCGGGGGTTACTTCGTGTCGTCGAGGACTTCGTCGATCAGCTTCTCCATGAACTCTCGGATGATCGCCTCCTTCTCCTCCGGCGTGACGCCGGGGGTAGGCGAGGGGGCAGTCGGCTCTTCGACGTCCGGGGTCGACGGGGTCGCCGGGTTAGCGAGGTCGGCTACGGCCTTCAGGATCGCGTCCAGCGGGACGTTGTCGCCACACTGGGTAGCGGCAAGCTGACGGTGCCGGAAGAGCTCCAGCGGGCGGCCAGCGGTCTTCTGAAGGTCGAAGATCAGCAGGGCCACGGTCGCCAGAGTCTCGGCGTCCATGCCGCCGTAAACCTCGATGCTCCAGTAGTCGTTGCCCTTCGGCCCGGCGTGGTAGGCCCGGTCCTTCAGGTCGACAAACTGGGCGACGCGCTTACCCTCGACGCCGAAGTGGGCCGAGGCGACGCGGTCGCTCTCCGTGAACGTGCGGATCACAGAGTCGAGGTGGACGTCGAATCGGGTTTCCCCGGCAATGAACTGATGCACCACGAGGCCCGAGGGCGGGGTCGGAATGTTCCCTCGGAGGAACTTGCCCTCGGCGGCCGGGTGGATCTCGGTCACGAGGTAGCTACCGGCCTCGAAGGTGTACGGCGCGGGAGCGGGCTCCGGTTCCGGCGTGGGGGCCGGGGCCGGTTCAGGTGCCGGGGCGGGCGCCGGAGCCGGTGCAGGGGCCGGAGCGGGCTTCGGAACCTCGCCGAGGAACGGGAGGCCCGAGACGTCGTTTCCGGCCGCGTTCGCCCACACGTAGTAGCCGCTCTTGGTCTTGTACCAAGCGTCGTCGGGCTTGCCGGTGACGTCCTGCCCCTTGACGTAGCCGACGACGCCGAGGGTCGCGCCCTTGGCGAGGCCGTCCGGGTAGCCGGGGGCCAGCGGGGCGTCGGTCCATGGGGCCGTGCGGACGTTGGCGCCCTCGGTCGTGACCGTGCGGGTGCCGGGGCCTCCGGTCGCGCCTCCGGCGTAGTCGATCGTCGGCAGATCCTCTTTGTAGAGGGTGCAGACGCTCGCCGGGTTGGAGCGGCCGTAGGTCGAGCTCCGGAGGATGAAGCCGGGCAGGAGAACCTCGAAGTGGACGTGCGGGCCGGTCGTCCACTTGCCGGTGTTGCCGGAGTAGCCGATCAGGTCGCCCTTGCGGACGCTCTGCCCCTTGTTCACGAGGCTCTGATTCAGGTGGGCGACGATGAACGTCGGCTTGTCGTCGCCCGCGTCGAGGACGATCACGATGCCGCCGCCGTCGGTCAGGAGCCATGGGTTGTTATTGAGGTTGGCCCATCCCTCGAAGGCAATGACGCCGTCGGCCGAGGCGTAGACCGGCGTCCCGATGGGACAGGCGAAGTCCATGCCGGTGTGGCCTCCGGCCGGGTTCACGCCTCCGGGGTTCTTGCCGTACCACTGGGAGACGCGGGTGCCCTTGGGCACCGGGTAGATATAGCTCAATCGAGCTCCTTTCGGGAAACGCCGAAAAGGGACGGCCAGCGAGGGCCGCCCCTTTCAGGCGTGATGGGTTTAGCTCAGCCGTTCCGCTGAGCCCACGAGGCGGACGGGTAAGGCCCGACTCGGAGATTGCCGTGCTCGTCCCTCGCGTGCTCCGGGGCCTCTGTGAGGGCCTTGTGGACCGCGACGCGGACCTCCTCGGTGCCGACGGCCAGAGCGGCGTCGACGGCCCGGAGGAGGGCCTCCCGGTCGAGGAGGGCGGGGGACTCGACGATGTAGTTCATGCGCGAGGCGTTGTTGATGATCGCCCGCGTCGTGTTTACACGCTCTCGGATAGCGCCGAGGTCGCCGTGGGGGCGTTCTGTCATGAGCGGCTCGCCTTGCGGGCGGCCTTGGCGGCCTTGCCCTTGGCGCGGCGCTTGGCCTTCTCCTCGGCGGTCACGGTTCCGGCGTAGATGTGCTTGCCGGTGTAGTTGAGGCCCGCGAGGATGCGGCGCTGGAAAACTGAGTCGACGGTCATGGGAGGGGCTCCTTAGTTGGTTGCGAGGATGAAGACGGAGACGAAGGACCACGGCAGGTAGGGCTTTTCCGTGACCTTCTCGGCGGCGATCGTGGCGAGGGCTTCACCGCCGCCGAACGGGGCGAAGAGGCTCTCCTGTGTGTCGTGGACTCCCCACGCGAGCTCGTCCTTCTTCGTGACGGGGTCGTAGTAGGTGGCCTGAGCGGGGACGAAGCGCGGGGTGTTGTTCTCGGGCATTGGGTTCCTTCCGGGGGTTATTTGCGGCGCTTGCGGGAGAGCGAGGGCCAGTAGCAGGGCAGGGCGTCGAGGAGGTCGAGGATCAGGTCGAGCCAGATCACGCCGGGGTCACGGAGATCACGTCGGCAGAGAGGAAGTAGACCGGGCGGGAGGCGCCGGGGCTCTGGATCTTGAACTGTGCCGTCAGGGTGTGCAGGGGGACGCCGGAGAGCACGCGGCCGTCGTCGAGGACTACGGTGACGGGCTTCCCGGCGTTGCGGGCGGCCGTGAGGCGGGCTTCGGGGGTCACTCGAAGATCACCTCGGCGACGTCGAGGGTCGAGAAGACCCAGCCGGGTCGGCCGTTGGCGACGACGGGGAGGAGGACAAAGAAGCCGGAGGGGAGAACCTTGTTCTCCTTCACGGTGCCGGTGCGTGCGACTCCGTCGTGGTCGAGGAGGGTTACGGTCGCTTCGTCTTTGAGAGCGGCGTTGAGGGCTTGAACCATGGTCATTTTGCATCATCCTTTGCGGAGGCCGCCTTACGGGTGCGGCGTGCGGGTTTGGGGGAGGGTTCCGGCTGGGCGACGGCGAAGCCTTGCGAGGAGCGGGCGAGGGCTTCCTTCATGTTTTCCTCGCTGACCTCGGCGCCTAGGTTGATCCGTACCGGGGCGGCGATAGCGGCCGTCAGGTCGGAGAGGTAGAGCGTCGCGTGGACTTGGGCCTCGGAGAGGAGCACGAGGCGGGCGGGGTCCGTGAGGGCGTGGCGGGAAGCACGTTCGAGGAGCGTCTCGGCGCTCGTGCGGTGCTCGGTGGGGGATGCCATGAGGGCGGCTCCTAGGTCGTTGGGTTGCTGACATAGGAGGAGAGGGCCAGTGGCCGGAGGTCTGCTCACGGCAATTTTTGGGGGGCGTGGTGACGGAAGGTGACGAAAGTGACGAAAGAACCGTCACTCTCTATTACTCTCTCTAGAGTTCTTCTTCCTTAGAAAACAAACGAGAGTGACGAAAGATCCGTCACTTCACCACTCATGGAGTCACTGAGGGCGTTTACACGCTCCTCCTCCGGCGTCGACGCGGGGCGAGCCGCCTCCGGCGCCGAGCCGAGGGAGGGTGATTTTCAGGAGTCAGCCGTGGAAGGCTACCGAGACGCGCTCGGGGTTCCACTTCCCGCGCTGGGGCGCTCGGGCGATCGAGATCGAGACTCCGGAGTTCAGCAGGAGGGAGCGGCGGCCCGCCGTGTCCGTCTCGGCCCATGCCTCGGCAAACGTGCGGCCGGTTTCGAGCATTTCGACGACGGGTTCCTCGGGAAGCGCCGCGAGGCGGTCGCGCTCCGTGCGGAGTTTGGTCAGCCGCTCGAAGAGTGCCGGGAGATTCGCGTCGGGGGCGCGTAAGGCGTCTGTCGTCGATCTGAGGGCCTCTTCGACGGCCGCTAGGCCAGATACCTCCCGAACGGAGATTCGGGGCTCCACGAGGCTCCAGCGGCCTACCACGGCCAGAAATTGCCGGGCGACCTCCTCCTCGACGCGCTCGCACTCGATCGCGATTCCACCGGGGCAGACGCGGCCACGAGCGCGAGCCTCGCAGACGTAGATCGGGGCGCCGGTCGTGTGGCGGCTCTTGGCGGTCAGCGGGTAGCCGCAACCGGGGCAGAAGATCAGGCCGGAGAGGAGCCGGGAGGCTTTACGGCGCTTGCCCTCGGCCGTCGCCTCGGAGCGGCCGGGCGTCGGCGTCCAGTCCGTGAGGGCGCGGAGGCGCTCGACCTCGGCCACGGAGAGGAGCGGCTCCCAGACGACGGAGGGTAGGCCGGTCGCGTCGTCGCGGAGGAGCTCGCCCCGGACCTTGACGCGGCCTAGGACGGCGTTAGAGCGGAGGATGCGTTGAACGGACGTCGTCGACCATTTCGTGCCTCTACGGGCCGGGATGCCGTCGCGGTTTAGGCGCGTGGTGACGGCGTAGACAGAGTCGCCCGCGAGGACTTCGTCGGCCATGCGCCGGACGACGGCGGCCTCGGCCGGGTGAGGCTCCAGAGCGCGGCCTACGCCGTCGGGATGCGGGACGGCGCGGTAGCCGTAGGGGATCACTCCACCGGGGAACCGGCCTACCTTGCGGAGGTGCTCCTGAGAGGCCGAGATCCGGACGCCGATCGTCTTAGCCTCCAGCCGGGCGAAGACTTGGAGGACTTCGGCCATGGCTCGGCCCATGGGGGAGGCCGTGTCGAGGGGCTCGGTCGCGGAGATAATGTCGAGGCCGTCGTCGAGGAGCACGCCGAAGTCGACGACGGAGCGGGCGATCCGGTCTAGCCTCCAGACCATGACGGCGTCAGCGTGCCCGGCGCGTATCCGCTCGCGGACCTCGGAGAGGCCGGGCCGGTCGAGGCGGGTCTTCGTGGCGCTCACGTCGACGTCCTCGACAATGTCGACGAGCTCGAAGTCGCGAGCGGCGCAGGTCTTCTCTATGATTTCTCGTTGCCGGACTACCGAAGTCGACTCCTCGCGGGAGGCTCGGGAGAGGCGCACATAGCCGATGATTTTCATGGGGATCACCATATACCCTTTAGGCACTCATGAGGGCGCATGAGTGCCCAAAGAGGACATAAGAAAAGCCCCTCGGAGATCCGGGGGGCTTTTGCTTAGTTGGCGGGGTTCGTTGGGACTTCGACGAGGCGGTAGTCCCAGAGGTTGTCGACGTCGGCCTCCTGCTTGCGGGCGAGGACGGCGCGGGCCTGATAGCCGGGCATAGGCTTCGAGATTACCTCGAAGTCGCCGCCGAGAGGGTAGTAGCGGGATTCGAGGACGTAGGCCGTCTGGTTGACCGGGGTCTTCGCCGTTGCGTAGGGGTTCTTGGTCTGAGCCTTCATGGTGTCCTTCTCTCTGTGGAGTTATCAACTTGCCTTGTGTAAACAGTCTAAGCCACGAGCGGCGACTTACGCAAGCCCGGACACGAAAAAACCCTAGGGATTTCTCCCTAGGGCTTCTCGGCTAGTTGATCGCCTCCCAGACGCCGTCGCCGTTCTTCTCTTCCTGAATCACGGCTCCGGCGTTCGGGGTTCCGAAGCAATCGAGCGGCGCGAGCTCCGGCTCGCCGTCGTAGGTGTCGTCGGCGTCGCTCTCTTCGAGGCGGCGGCCGTAGTAGTACACGTTCCCGTCGTCGTCCTTCAGGCGGAAGGCGACGCCCTCGCCAGCGAGGAGGCGGGCCTCGTCAGCGTCGCTCGCCGAGCGGGGGCCGATCAGGCCCTTTGCGTAGAGGTTGCTCTTCCCCTCGGGGTGAGCGGCGCGGTCCTCGGCGTCGGCGACGTTGTCCTTCGTGATGATAAAAGCGGTCATTTTGGGGCTCCTTCGGTTTGGGTTCAGCTTAGTTGGCGGCGTGGACTTTGACGGGGGTGAAGCCGTAGCGGGCGGCTTCCTTGGCGAGGAACTTAGCGGCGGCGGCTTCGTTGCGGTGCTTGCTTGCCATGAAGTGCTTCTCGCCGTCCCGGCCGATGCACTCGGTAATGTGAGTCCACTTTGCGTCGAGTTCGACCGTCTCTCCGGTGGTGAGGGTGAAAGTGTTCATTGTGGGCTCCTTCTGGGTTGTTCCTTCGTCGTGTAAACAGTCTAAGCGACGTCGGTCGACTTGCGCAAGTCCTCGCGGAGAAGTTTTTTCGCCTCGCGGAGGAGGAGGTAGTTCGAGGAGTCTTCGTCGACGCACTCGATCAGGTCGAGGATCTGGGAGAGCCGGGGAGCGGCCGTCTGTGCCATTTTGAGAGCCTTTCAGGAGGAGGGTGGAGGGAAGGGCCGGAGCCCCTCCCTCACTTAGCGGAGGACGCCTTACGCGGCGGGAACGAGGCGGATTTCTTCGAGGGCGTCGAGGTCGAAGTAGGCGATCTCGTTACGCTCGCGGGCTACCCGGTCGGCCTCGGCGCGGTCGGTGTAGACCTCGGAGGGTTCGATCCAGACCTCGCCCTCTTCGATCCAAGTGCCGAAGGTGTCGGCCTCGAAGCCCGCGAGGGCGGCTTCCAGAGCCTCGGCCGTGAAGTCGGCGACCGGGATGCGGACGGCGGGGGCGACGCCCGCTACGCAGAAGCCGGAGAGGATCAGGTCGCCGTGAGCGGTGAAGGTAGCGCCGCCGTTGGCGAGAGTGGCTTCGGTGATCTTGGTGAGCATTTTGGGTTCCTTCCCGGTTGGTTTTTCCTTGTGTAAACAGTCTAAGTCACGCAAGGAGTCTTGCGCAAGTCCCCAGACGAAAAAACCCCCGGAGATTTTCCGGGGGTTATTTTCGGTGGGCGCCTTACGCCTCGACCATGCGTTCCTCGTGGCAGGGGCAGATCGGGGCGCCGAACTCTTCGAGCCACTGGCGGGTCATGCGGGCCTTGTAGCCGGAGCCCTCGGCGCACTCGACCTTCATCATGCGGGTCGTCTGCTTCTTCGGGCCGTCGGCGCCCTGACCGGGGTTCACGAGCGCCGCGTGCGGGTACTCGCCGAGATCGGCGGCGATCTGGTCGAGCTCTGCCTTCAGGCCGGGACCGGCGACCGTGGCGGTCATTTTGCCTTCGAGGCCGAGGGCCTTGGCGATCTTGGCGAAGCGGCCCTTGTGGCCGGACTGGCAATCGTCGATCGCGTGGATCAGTTCGTGGGCGAGGACGTCGAGGACGCGGACGGCGTCGTCGAGGACCGGGCTGATGAAAAGCTGGGAGACGGAGTCGGCGGCGACCTTCGTGCTCCAGCACTGACCGATCACGGAGTTCTTCCGGCCGTTCCCACCGGGCCAGCCGACGGAGACGCGGACGGCGGGGATGGTTTCGTCCGTGAGAGCGGAGAACATGGGGCGGAAGGCTTCGACGGCGGCGACGAGCCATTCTTCGCGGGTGCTGTACTTTGCGGTCATTTCGGGGTTCCTTCCCTCGGTGGTTGTCCTTGCCTTGTGTAAACAGTCTAAGGCACGCTCGGCGCCTTGCGCAAGTCCAGATACGAAAAAACCCCCGGATATTTTTCCGGGGGTCTTTCGTGGGGCTGGGAGCTAGACGTCGTCCCGGCCGGTGGAGCTCGCGACGCCGACGAGAGAGGCGACGGCGACGGCCGCCTCGTGCTCCATGACGCACTCGGTAGCGGCGTCGGCGACTCGTGCCGGGATCTCCGAGGGGAGGCCGTTCAGGCTGACCGTGCGGCGGGCCTTCAGGTTCGAGCCCTTGTAGGGGAGGCGCTCGCGGAGCTCGACGATTATCGCCCCGGTGTGGGCCTGAGCGACCCGGTAGAAGAGGGGCTCGACGATCGCCGGGGCTCCTGCCGCAACGAGCTTTTCGTAGGTGTTTGCCATGGTGGTTCTTTCCTTCCAAGTTTTTCCCAAGGTGGGAGTTTTAGGTTGTGGTTATGAACTTTTCAGTAAGCGCCTTACGAGACGGCCAGAGCTTCACGCATCTTGCCGAGGGCCGAGGAGCGGGTCCGCTGGGCCTTCTGCCGGGAGAGCCCGAGCTCGTGAGCGACTTCGGCGTCGGGCACCGGATCGCCGTAAGTCTCGAAGCCGTAGGCGAGGCGGGTAACGGAGCGTTCGAGGTCGTCGACGGCGGCGAAGGCGGCCTCGACTTCCATACGCTGATTGGCTTCCTCGTAGGCGTCGAGGACGGGGAGGATGCCTTCAGCGGCGAGGGAGTCGTCGCCGTGGTCGTCGTCGCCGATGGAAGCGACGGCGTCGAGGGAGGTCGAGCGGACGGCCGAGAGGACCGCGAGGAACGTCTCGCGCTTCATGAGGTACTTCGGGGCCAGCGCGGCGGCCTCGTAGACGTTGCCCTCGGCCTTGCGGAGGATCGAAAAGAAGCGCTTCAGGGTCCGGCTCGGTACGGTGAGCCCGCATACTGCCTGAGCGTGCTCGGCGACCGCGTTAGCGACGTACTCGCCGATCGTGGCGGCGAGCCGGTCGTATCCGGCGTTCGGATCGAAGGCGGCGATCGCTTCCAGCAGACCGAAGACGGCTACTGAGTGGATCTCTTCGAGGCCGTCGGCCCGGTCCACGGAGGGGATAGCCCGCGTGTACCACTTGACGCCGTTCCGGAGGGCCGGGGCGTATGCGTACATGAGATCGAGGGTCGCGGTTTCGTCGCCCCGCTTGGCGGCGAGGATCGCGTCGCGCTCGGCCTCGGCGGACTCGAAGCGGCGCTCGGCGTTGCGGGCGAAAATGTCGTTGAGGGCCTTGGAGAGGTTCACTTGGTTTACCGTCTTTCGTTTACGTGTGCCGCCTTGCGTGGTACTTGTTTCGGCTTAGCGGCTACTTGGTTTTTGTTGATGGGTCCAATGTAGACGACGTCAGACGCCTTACGCAAACTGAATTACATGGTTGTTATCAATTCGTTACTCGTAAGGCGCCTGACGCTACTCCTGAGGCCCGTTAGGGCTTACTCGCCGTTCCAGCGGGCGACGGCGGCCTCCAGCGCGTGCCGCGCCTTACGCATGGCGCGGGCGTTCTCTTCCAAGGTCCGCTCGGCGGCCCTGACGGCTTCCCTGAGGGCCAAACGCTGAGGGTCGAGGACAATGTCCCCGGTCGGGTCGCCGTGGCCGCCTGAGGCCCGCTGAGAGGTGTCCGTGCGTGGCTTCGGAGTGTGGGACGGCTCCCACTGAATGTCGCGGGCGTCGGCGACGGACTGGGCCAGTAGGAGAGCTTCCTTAGCGGCGGCGCGGGCGGTGTCGAAGATCATTTCGTGGTCCTTTCGGAGTAGGTGAGGAGGTCGCGAGCGACGCGGTTAGCGGCCGGGTCGTCGAGGGGCAGGTCGAAGCCGGTCGAGCTTGTGAAGCTCTGGAACGCTTCGTCGTGGTAGCCGACGTGGGCGGCTATGTCGGGGTAGTCGGTCTGTAGGCGGATTAGCTCCTGAGCCCACTTGTCGTAGACGTGGTCAGCGATCAGGGGCCGGTCGAGCTTGTAGTAGAGGATCGAGTGGACAAGGATCTGACGGCGTCGCCGCTCGATCAGGGCGTAGGCGAGGTCACGGTTCATGGAGTTCCTTCCGGGCGTGTAAACGGCCCTCTCGGCGCTCCCGGCGCCTCACGCGGCGTTTTATGGCCGAGCGGACGCCGGGGCGCTGTATGTAGCAGAGGTAGCGCCGTCCCCAGCGGGAGACGGCGTCTACTTCGTCCGCGTCGCGGGCCGGGCGGCGGCCCATGGTTGATCGGCTCACCAGATGCCCGCCAGCTTGTCGGCGCCGTAGGCGGCTCCCCAGTTCCGGCCGGTGACTTCACCAGTCGAGGAGAGGGGCACGCCGTAGAACATTCCGGACATGATCCGGCCGAGCTCGCGGGCGACGTCGTCGGCGTCTTCTGCCGGAGCCTGAGCGAGGAGCTCGTCGTGGATCGGGAGGAGCAAGTAATCGCCGAGGCCCGCGTCGAAGAGATCCACGATCGCCTGAGCGAGAATGTCGCGGGCGGTCGACTGGATCACGTAGTTAGTCGCGGAGTAGAGCCGGTCACGGTCGAGCGGGAGGTGACGGCCGGAGACGGTGATAACTTCCTTCTTCCCGAACTCAGCGCGGCTCTGGAGCTTCTTCGAGTAACGCTTGATCTCCGGGTAGACCCGGTCATATTCGGCGATCGCGTGCTTGACGGAGTCCATATCGGCGCCGGTCTGCCGGGCCAGGGTCACAGCCCCGCCGCCGTAGACCTTGCCGAAGCCGGTTCCCTTGGAGAGCTTCCGGTGGAACTTCGTGAACTCCGGGCCGTAGATCAGTTCGGCCGTGTAGCCGTGGAGGTCGATGCCCTCGGCGATCGCCTTTTTCATGGCCTTTACGTCGGCGAGGGCCGCGAGGACGCGGAGCTCGATCTGGTCGTAGTCACTGGAGATCATGACGTGGCCGGGGTCGGCTACCACGGCTCGCCGGATCTTGAAGTCGCCGGAGGGCAACTGTTGAAGCGGCGGCCGGGAGACGGACATTCGAGCCGTGCGAGCCTGTAGGCCGTTGATCGAGGCGTGGAGCCGGTCGTCTTCGTCTCGGAAGTCGAGGAAGGCGTCGACGTAGCTCGTCTGCCATTTCGAGGCCCTCTTAGCCCTCATGACGGCGTCGGCCAGCGGGTTAGGCTCGCGGGCTTCGATCCGTTCCCATTCCCGGTCGAGGTCGGCGAGGGTGGACAGTACGGCCTTGTCGACTTTCCACTTGCCGGAGTCGGTCGTCTCGGTCAGCGTCTCGCCCATGCCGATCAGCGCGGCGGCGACTTGGTCGGTCGAGTTGATGTTCTCGACGCCGTAGCGCTTGGCGACCATGGCGAACTCGTCATGCTCGCGGATCAGATCCTCGCGGAGCTCGTGAATGTAGCCGACGTCGAGCTTCATGCCCTTGCGTTGCATGAGGCAGAGGAGGCCCTGTAGGTGATGCTCGAACTTCGAGAGGTCATTCAGGCCGAGATCCTTGATGATCGGCGCGAGCTCGTAGAAGAGGCGCGTCACGAGGATCACGTCGAGGCCCGCGTAGCGGACGTAGAGCTCGTGGTCGATCTTGATGTTGGCGAAGCCGAAGGGGATATGCGGCCGGTTGCCGTTCTTCCGGATGAACGTCTCGATCGTTTCCTTGGAGACGGTTTTCTTCCACTCGGAGAAGAGCTTGGAGAAGATCGCCGAGAGGCCCTCTTCGGTGTCCGGCGCCGTGTCGTCGACATAGATTTCCGAGAGCTCCTTCAGCCGGAGCCCGGCGCCTCCTTCGGACTTCATGCGGGGGTCGAGGAGGTGAGCGAAGATTTTCGTGTCGAAGACGCGAGAGGCGAGCTCCTCGATCTTGACGCCGAGGGTCCGGTCGATCACTTGGAGGTCGTAGGCGGCGTTGTGGACTACAAAGTGCCGGGCTTGCCGGAGGGCCTTCCGGATCTCGTCGGCGAAGAGGTCGACGCGGAGAACCCAAGCCTCTCGGGCGTTGCCGATCTGGACGAGGCGGGTGCCGAACTCGCGCTCGTAGATCCCGAGGCCGGTCGTCTCAGTGTCGAGGCCGAGGACTTTGTCGCCCTGAGCGAGGAAGTCGTGGAAGCCGGGGAGATCCTGACGACGTTCCGGCATGTAGATCCGGCAATCGTCGCCCGCGATCGTGTGGGCGAGGGTAATCATGGTGTGACCTCCTAGGTCGTGTAAACGGGGGATAGTGGCCGGGGGAGGGCTCGAACCTCCTAGGCGCCTGTCTCTGTTACGGGGAAAAGACCCCCGGCTGAGAGCACCGGCCTTGACCGCCCCGCCTCCCAGAGTCAAGTCATGAAAGGCAGGGCGGCTTGGGTCTTACGGGTCGTAGGTGTAGAGGTTGCCGACGGGCACCACGCGGAGCTCGTCGCCGCCCCAAGTCCGGAGCACGACGTACTCCTGAGCCCATTCGAGCTCGGGGTAGAGGCTCCGGACCTCGTCGAAGATGGGGGTATCTCCGAGGAGCACGGCTAGCTCCGGTCGCACGGATCGGGGGCGCCGCGCCAGTGGATCAGGTTGCACGTCTCGCAGACGTACTCGCGCTCGTCGAGTTCGAGGTCTACGTCGTCGTCGAGGTCCATGGTTTTCCTTTCCTAGAGAATCGCGTCGAGGTCGGCGCCGGAGATCGGCGGGACTTCAGAGGTGGTTTCAGTAGAGGAGAGGGCCAGTCGGTCGTCTCCTGCTCGGGCGAGTTTCGGAGCTTCCTCCGGCTCGGCGTGGTCGGGGACCGCGTCGGTCTGCCGCGCTCGCCGGATGCCGTCGAAGGCGACGCCCTTGTTGGTCTTCCGCTTCGTCAGGCCGCGCTCTTCCAGAGCCCCGAAGAAGGTTCGCCGGGTCCAGATTTCACGCTGGGGGAGGTTCTCCTCGTCGGCCCACTTCAGGTACTCGTCGAAGAGCACCTTGCCGTCGACGCGGCCCGCCTCGGAGTCCTGCACGAAGACGCCGGGCAGGAAGCCCGCGAGGGCGTCCGAGGTTTCCCGGTATTCCTTCGTCGAGTTCCGGATCACGGCCGGGTCGTTGAGGCCCACCTTGTACCACTCGATCGCGCCACGGACGGCCCATGCGAAGATGCCCTCGGCCTCTGCCATGAGCTTCTCGCCGAGCCGGTGGTCGCGCTCGTGCGGTGCGAAGTAGCGCTCCCAAGGAATGAGCTTCACGCGGCGCCAGAGGCCCTCGTCCTGCCCTTTGAAGGAGGGCTTGAAGTTCGTAGCGAGGTTCAGGAGGAACGTCGGGCGGAACTCGAAGAACTCCTTACGCATGAACCGGGCGGCGATCAGGTCGCGGCCGGTTACGCGCTTCAGGACGGACTCGGCCATGGGTCGGCCCTGCTCACCTTCGGCGGCCATAACGAGCCGGGCGCCCTTCAGGGCGGCGAGGTCGTTAGGGATGCCGCCGCTTGCCCGGTCCTCGAAGGTCGAGAACGGGGTCGTCGTGGTGAGCTCGCGGAAAACTTCCGTCAGCGTGTCCGTGTAAACAGACTTCCCGTTGGCGCCGGTTCCCCAGAGGACCGCGAAGCATTGCTCGGTCGTGTGGCCGGTGATCCCGTAGCCTACGAGCCGTTGCATGTAGGCGGGGAGATCCTTGTACTTCGGGAAGACCTGCTCTAGGAACTCCTCCCAGCGCGGGGCCTTGGCCTCCGGGTCGTAGTCGAACTCGACGCGGCGGGTCAGCAGAAGCGCCGGGTCGTGCGGCCGGAGGACTCCCGTCCGGAGGTCGACGACGCCGTTCCGGCACGCGAGGAGGTCCGGGTGCTGATCGAAGTCGCCGACGGAGGCCGGGACGCCTTGCACGGCTTGGAGCTCGCGGAGCATAGCGTCGATCCCTCGGGAGGTCTGGACGTGCGCCGCGTAGCGGTTCAGCCGGGCGGCCCGTTTCTTGTCCTTGGCCGAGACGCCTTCCTCCTCGGTTCCGGCGACGGCGTTAGCCGCCTCGCGGGCGAGGTTCCGGACAAGGTCGGCGACGCTCTGGGCGTGTGTCCTGACGCCCTGCCGCTCGTCCTTCCTCCAGACGCCGTCCTCCAGCAGGAAGAAGCCAACCTCCTCGGAGTACCGGATACCGGAGCCGAGGCTCTCGACGTAGTCGCGGAGGTAGCGAGCCCCGCCGAGGTCGGTAAGGCTGTAGCGCTCTTCGTCCCATGCCAGCAGGGCGGCCGTGCGGCTCTTGACCGTCTCGGCCTCTGCAATGGCGCGGATCGCTTCCTGATAGAAGCGGGCGGGATTCTTGGCCCGCCAGTCGGAGAGGTCCAGCCCGTCGGGCAGGTCCAGCACCTTGACGCGGATCTCGTGGCCCACGAGGGCCTCGGCCAAAGTTGCGGAAAAGCGCCGCCCTGCCGGGTCGCCGTCTCCGGCTACGACGGCGTCGCGGCCTCCCAGCATGGCGACTAGGTCGGAGATCACGGTGGGATTGGCCGAGAGGCCCGCGCCCCGGATTCCGATCGTGTCGAAGCCGAGGGCCGAGGATGCCGTGAGGGCGTCGCCGGGGCCTTCGGTAATGAGGACTTCGTCGAAGCCAGCGGAGCCGGGGAAGTAGCCGATCTTGGCCCATGAGGCGCCGTCAGGGCTCTTGGGGCCGAGCCAGCGAACGGCGGCGTCCTTGTCCAGTGCGCGGGCTTGGAAGCCGCGAGGAACGCCGTCACGGTCGCGGAAGGGGACCACGAGGCGAGGACCGCCGCCGAGGTCGTCAGCGTAGCCGAGGCCGAGCCGGGCGACGTCTTCAGCGTCGACGCCGAAGCGGGTAGCGGCGTAGGTCAGTGCGGCGTCTGCCTCGGCGTAGTCCTTGCGGGCGAGATCCGCCGCGTAGCGGTCCAGCTTGACGGCGAGGGCCGCGACGTCGGCCGGGGATGCCGGGACGTCCTGAGAGGTCGCGAGCTTGGAGAGGTCGACGTCTCCGGCCGTCATGGTCGCGAGATCCCGCATGGTCAGGCCGAGGGCGGCGACGACGTCCTTGGTATCGCAACCGGCGCGGCAACGCATGAGGACTTTGCCCTGATCGGAGACGGTGAGCCGGAGGCTCTGCTTCGAGTCGGCGTGGGCCGGGCAGTGGACAAGGTAGCCGTCGGACGTGGTTTCGACGTCGTCGAGCTTGGCGATCAGGTCAGCGAGGGTCACTGAGGGGCCTCCTTCGTAGAGGGAAATGGGTTCAGAAGAGGAGAGGGCCAGTCGGGAGCGCCTTGCTCAGACCGATGCTGGAGTGACAGAAGTTGCCTACTGTGATAGGCGATAATTTGGTAAGCTCGCGGGGTCACAACGAAACGCGCTACGCGAGCTATTGGCCGCGTGTGGGGGAGGCATAGCAACGATGCAAAACGACGCAGATCCGCAGACCGGGTCGATCTTCCTGAGCCCGAGGCCCGCCGACGTGGAGGAGACTTTCGTGCTCCTGCCATTGGTCGGCGAGCCGGGGGACTACTTGGCGGTTTTCAGCGACGGGTCATATACCCGCTGGATTCCTGCCGGATCGAGGGCGGACTAGCCGCCATTCTCGGCTCGATGGAGCCGCTGGAGGAGCTCGGCGAACGTCTGCACGGTCATGACCGCGTAGGCGTCGCCGGTTCCTTTCCGGGCTCGCTTGACGAAAGCGACGCCGAACGGCTCGCCCGCGTTGACCTTCTGCCTCTCGGCGCCGTCGAGGCCCTCGCGGATCGCGGACTCCCACGACTTCCAGTTCTTGGCTTGGCCGATGAACGGGCTTAGGCCGTGAATGTCGCCGGAGTCGTTGAAGCCCTCCTGAGCCACTCGGCGGGCCGGGAAGCCGTAGCCGGTCAGGTAGCGGACTAGGTCCGTCTCCCATTTCGTGCCCTTGGACTTATTGGCGCTCATGCGGGCGCCCTCGTGATCCCGAGGGACTCGAAGCCGTCGATCAGCGTCGCCATGAGGTCGGCGCTCACCGGGGAGAGCCACTTGTCGACGCCGACGTTTACCTGCCGGTCGCGTAGGGTCCATGTGTCGTGAACGTGCCCATGGATCAGCCACTCGCCCTCGTCGCGGAGCCGCCATTGCCGGTAGCGATCGGGCCGGTCGTCGTGGTCGCCCTCGTAGGGGAAGTGCGAGAGGAGGACTTTCCGGCCGCCCGGTAGGCGGATCTGCTCGTGGAGGCTGACGGAGTCGAAGACGTCGAGGAAGCGCTTCGTGTGCGGGATGCTCTTCCGGTGCATGGGGTGTCCGGGGTCGTGGTTGCCGAGGACAAGATGCTTGACGCCGTTTACACGCCGGATCTTGTCGAGGCCGTTGGTCACGGAGCCCATGAAGAGGTCGCCGAGGACGTAAATGTGGTCGCGCTTCGTTACGGTCGAGTTGATCGCTTCGAGGAGGACGTCGTCGTGCTCGGCCGCTGAGTCGAAGCCGCGTGTCTCGGCGACGAACTCGTGGTTGAAATGCCAGTCGGAGTGAAAGAAGACTTTGCTCACTCGTAGCCTCCTAGCTGTAGTCGGATGGTGTCGGACTGGATCTGCTCCCATGCGTCGACGGCGTCCCAGCCGTAGGCTCCGGCGAGGTCGTGCTTGAAGCACTCGGCACAGCAGAAGCCGGAGGGGTCGAGGCCCTTCAGGGCGGGATGCTCGCCGTAAAGGGCCTCGATCCGGGCGCGGAGCTCGGCCTCAGTCATTACCGAACTCTTTGGCGAGGGCCTCGATCAGGTCCGGGCGGAAGCCGGTCCACTCGTCGCCGTCGGAGGTAATGACGACGGGGGCCTGTGTGTAGCCCGCGTCGCGGAGGAACTGAGCGGCGGCCTCGTCGTGGTCGACGTTGAGCTCGGTGTACTGGATGCCGTGCTTCTGGAACTTCCGCTTAGTGGCGGTGCATTGCGGGCAAACGGTCTTCGAGTAGAGGGTGATTTCGGGCATTAGATTCCTCCTCGGGAAACGGTGTTGAGGTACTGCGGGACGTCGGCCTTCTGGGCCTTGACGCTCTCGGTCAGGTTCCAGCGCTCGTCGACCGTCACGACGGCCTTCTCGCGGAGCGTCTCTTCGAGCTCGGCGTAGTGGTGGGCGCAGAAGTAGAGGGGGAGGAGGCCCTCGCGGTGAACGGAGAGCATGACGGCGACGTAGGCGCGGGCGCCGCATGAGGACCGGGCGCCGGGAGTGGAGCCGTGGTCGCAACGGTCGGCGGCCGTGAGGGTTGCCGGGGCGAGGTTCGAGGTCTTCACGAGGACTTTCGTCGGCTCGGTGGGCGTGGTTTCGACAGGGATATTCACAGCGGGGACTTCCTTCCAAGAGGTAAAGGGAAAACCCCCGCCCCGGCCGGTGAGGGCCGGAGCGAGGGCTCTCGGTGGGGTTATGCGCGGACGGCTATGCCGCCGAGCTTCTTAGCGACGGCGGTCGCGTCGGCGTAGCCCTTGAAGGCGTTCAGGGGCTTGCCGTCCTTGTCACGGAGGAGCTTGCCCTGCCGTGTGACGGCCTTCCAAGGGTGGACGTCGGAACGGGTGAACTTGCGAGGCATAGCCTCTCCTTTCGGTTGGGTTACTTTTCGGCGGCCGAGCCGAGGGCTCCGAGGACGAAGGCGCCGAGGAAGATCAGGGCGACCTCCGTCCAGAAGTCGAGGTAGATCGGCCCGTAGCAGACGACGGCGGCCCAAACGAGAGCCGCAATGAAGCCCACTACGCGGCGCCCTTGATCTTCAGGACGGGCTTCGTGTAGCTGACCGTCTGCCCGGCGCGGGGGCCGTTCTTGGCGACGAAGCTGACTTCTTCCAGCTTCAGGACGCCCTTGACCTTGCCGGTTTCGGAGTCGGCGGCGTAGTCGGTCAGTTCGCCCTCGGTGTCGTTGTAGGCGAGATCCGAGGCCATGGACCACGAGCCGGTCTGGAACTTGAAGATGCCGAGGTCCGGATCTTCAGCGAGGCGGAAGTAGACCTCGATCTGAGGCTCGGCGCCGAAGCCGTCGCGGGCCTTGGCCTTGCGTTCCTGAAAGGACAGGTGCGCGTCCGGGTCCGGACCTGCCTTGTCTTCCGGGTAGTCGATCGTCTGCCCGTCGCCGGACTGGATCAGCTTCCCGGCGCGGGACCAGAGGACCATCTTCTGCCGGAGGGCGTTCGGGCCGTCGAGGATCACGTCGATTTCCTTCGAGGCGGTGAAGACCTCGATGTTGTCCTCGCCCTTGGCTTCCCAGTCCTGAGGAGCGTCGCCGCCGAAGAGCTCATGCACGGCCTCGGCTACTTCCGGGTCGCCGGTCGTGATGCGCCATTCGGTCAGCGCGGCCGGGCGGCCGTTCATCTGGTGGCCGGAGCGGAAGCGGCCTACGACGTCGTCAGCGAAGCGCTTGCGGGGAGCGGAGGCGGTTTCGGGGTTGTCGCCGAAGATTTTCAGTGCCATGTGGTTTCGTCTTCCTTCTTTTGAAGTGGTTTCGTGTGGCGGGCCGTGAGGCCCTGTCGTGGTGACATAGGAGGAGAGGGCCAGAGGGGCTCCGTCTGCTCACGAGATTCTCGAAGAACTTTCGGAGCCCCTCGGAGGGCGTCTTACGCGGCCGTGAGCGGCTTAGCGACGCCAGCCGGGCGCGATACACGCGGGCCGGGCGTTGAGCCCTTCCCAGCCTCGATTACGGCCTTCTGCCGGAAGTGGTGCGTCCCGAGGACTTCGGCGATACGGCCGGAGCGCCGGGTGCCCATGAACGGGAGAATCTGCCGCATGATCTCGGCGGCACGCTCGCCGCTGATCTCCGTGTGCCACGTCGGCTTAGCCGGGGCGACGTGGAGCGAGAGGCGGATCTTCGAGTCCATGAGGGACGCGGCACGGCCGACGACGTCGCGATCGGTCATGGCGAGGCGGATACGCGGGTACTTGCCCCGGTGAGCGTCGAAGGTGCCTTCACCTTCGAGGAGTCCGGCGAGCCAGAGGAGGTCGTCGCGGTTTCCGTGGATCATTCGTTGGTTCCTTCCTGAGGTGTGGGTCCGTCGTTCAGCCAGTGGGAGACGGGACGGACGGGGATGCCGACGGCGCGGCCGAGAGCACGCTCGGCCATGGCGCCTTTGGAGTCGCGCCAGCCCTCCATGAGGGCGACGCCGTCGGAGTGGAGCACGAGCTCGGCGTCGCGGAGGAGAGCGGAGATCAGGTGCTCGCGTGTAAACAGTTCGGCCGGGGCGTCCGGGTCGAAGCCGTTGGCGAGGTCCGTTTCAGCCGGGGAGGCTACCTCGAAGCCCGCCGAACGGAGCGCCGAAGCGCCCCGCTCGAAGGCGTCGAAGTTCCAGCGGGGATACCCCCGCATGGGTCCGGCGAGGTAGAGCCTCACTCGGCGGCCTTGCGGGCGCGGGGAGCGCGACGCTTGGGGCCGGACTCAGCGGCGGCGGCGTCAGCCGGGCCGGAGAAGACCTCGCGGCCGACGATCGTGCCCTTGATCTCCTTCTCGTACCGGAAGACCTCGCGGAGGTGGAGGAAGACCTCGAAGAGGGCCTCGTCGCACCGGACGGGGACCAGCTTCCAGCCCTCGGGGCGGACGTGGAGGACGGCGCCGCCGTCAGCCTGAGGCATAGGCACGCGCCCGCCGTCGGCCCGGATGATCGAGTCGGCGAAGCGGTAGGCGGCTAGCTGGATGCCAACCTCTTCGTGGATGCCCGAGCGGGTCGTCTTGTTGTCGATCCAGAGGCGCTCGCCGCCGATCTCGGCGAAGGCGTCGAAGCTACCGGCGTAGCCGTGCTTGTCGCTCCAGACCGTCTCCTCCATGAAGTGATACTCCGGCTTGGCGACCTTCAGGAACTCGTCGAAGTGCTGGACGAAGGGCGCGAGATCCGGGTGGACGCGGCCGAGGGTTTCGCCCTTGGACATACGCTCGAAGAGGTCATGCGCGGCGGTGCCGGTGTCGGCGGCCTTGCGCGTGTTGCGGTCGGGAGACTTCTTCAGGAAGTCCACGGCGGCGTCGCTCTGATCGTTGAGGATCATCTGGAGGACCGTCGGGAGGGAGTCGACGGCGGTCTGGGCGACTTCCTTAGCGGCCCAATACCGGAGGAACTCCTTCGGCAACATGCCGATGATGGAGGTAACGCCGGGCACCTTGATCTGCCCGTTGTCCGGGTCGACGTAGAAGCGGGCGCCGCCTCGCTTGATGGTACTTACTTTGGGGGTAGTCACTAGGACTCCTCTCGTGTCGTTTCGGGGGACACAAGAGGAGAGGGCCAATGGGGGGTGTTTTGCTCACGAAAAACCCCGAGGCGTGGAGCGGGGGCCTCGGGGTGACGTTTGGTGACGGAAGTGACGGAATGAGCGTCACTTTCTATTACTCTCTCTAGAGTTCTTCTTCCTTAGAAAACAAACGAGAGTGACGAAAGATCCGTCACTTCACCACTCCGGCGAGCTCTCCGGCGCGGTCAGCGACGCTCTGGAGCGCGGCCCGCGTCTCCCGGCGTGCCTTGGCGGGCATTTTGGCGATCGTCGCTGCGTTTACACGCTTCAGCGCCGCCTCGATCAGGTAGCAAGCGCGGACAATGTCCTCGGCCTCTGTGATCTCGGCGCCGCCTCCGAAGAGGTTCAGCGTGCCGGAGGTCTTTACGCGCTTCTCGATTGAGCGCTCGCGGGGGCTCGACTTCTTCAGCCCTAGAGCGTCGAGGGCGTCGTCGTCGAGCTTGTCTCGAAGCATGTTCCCGGCGTGGTAGCGGATCGCGGCCTGTAGGCTCGTGATCTCGTCGCCGGGGACGTGGGCGCCGCTCATGACCTCGCGGACCCAGAGGCGGTAGGCGTGCGTCCGGCCGAGCCAGTCCGGGTCGCCGTCCTTCGTGTAGAAGTGCTCGCGGGCGTCTATGAATAGCCGGGCCGCCTCGCGGAGGAGGTCGGTTCGGACGTTGTCTGAGGCGCCGAGGGAGCGGTAGATAGCGTCCGTGGCGGCGGCCTGAATGTCAGGAAGAGTTGCCGTTTTGTTATTCATATACGCAAGGATACTGACGCACGGCGGCTCACGCTAGCCCGTAGAGACGAAAAAAGCCCCGGCCCTCCCTACGTGGGAGTAACCGGGGCTTTTTTTCAGGCGTTGCGGGCTTCGTAAATGTAGCGGAGGTCACGGCCGACGGCGTAGGCGAGGAACGCGAGGTCGGCGCGGGAGCCGTTGTTACCGATCATGAGATCCTCGCGGTAGTCGTCGAGGGCGAGCTCGGAGGCGTGCGTGTCGCCGGAGTCCGGAAGGTCGCGGACGATGCGGACCAGATACCCGCCAGCGGCCTTGATCGCGTCGGCTTCGTTCGGGTAGCGGACGTCGGTCACGACGACGGGAGTCTCAGCCTCGCGGAGGGCGTCGATCTTGGCGAAGGCCGCCTTGATCCAGAATCGGTCGTCGATGTACCGGATGCCCTCCGTCCCGAGCCGCTGAAGCTGGATGCGGATCTCGGGGCAGTAGTCCTTGGCCTTCTCCCAGCCGATCGAGTCGATCACGTCCTGTACTCGCCACTCGCGGACGCGGGTGATGCCGTTGTCGAGGAGCGGGAAGGTGCCGACGATCGGATTCTGCCGGTAGAGGGCCTCGCGGAGCGGGTCAGCGAGGGCGATCCGGGCGTATCCGTGGCGCTCGGTCAGCGTCTCGGCGAAGGTGTCCTTGCCGGTTCGCTTCTTTCCGATCAGGCCGATAAGGGGTGCGGTCATTTTGGGGCTCCTTCGTTTGGTTGGGTGAAGCTGTCGAAGGAGGAGAGGGCCAGCGGGCGCCGGTCTGCTCACGGCGGCGAGAAGTTGCCGGAAACGACGAAAAGCCCCGCCCTCGGAGTGAGAGCGGGGCAGTTCGGCAGGATCTAGCCGATTACGGGCGGTTCGACCTTCGTCGCCCGGTGATCGGGCAGGTTCGGCGCGTCGATCGGCGTTACCTTGCCGCGAGTCCAGACCACGAGGACGGCCGTGCCGACGAGGTCGATCGCGAGTCCGATCGCGCTCTCGGCCTCCGGCTCGATCGGGAAGACGCCGAGGATCACGAGGACGTGAAGGATAGCGGTGATCGCGGCGGTAATTGCGCCACGGATTACGAGGGGTTCACGAGTAGTCAAGAGGTGCTCCTTAGGCGAGGATTCGTTCGATTAGTGGCATGGCGGCCAGCACGAGGCCAGCGGCCGAGGCGACGGTCGTCCAGAGGACGCGGGGCGATACCGTCGGCGTGTTTTCGAGGGCGCGGATTCGGTCCTCGTGGTCGCGGATCTCGCGGCCATGCACGGCAATGTCGGCGCCGTGCTGGGCGAGGGCTACGTCGACCTTCCCCTCTAGGCGTGTAAACGCAATGAGGAGGTCTGTTTCGGCCTTTGTGGGGCTGGATTCAGGAGAGGTAGGCATAGTTGATAGGGGGTCCATTTCTGGGAAGGCTGAGGGGCGTAGAGCGCCCGGTGAAGGGCGCCCTACGCGAGGGGCTAGCTGATTTTCGCCACGTAGACCGTCGAGCCGGTCGTGTTGTAGCTACTGAGGATGCGAGCACGGAACCGGATGAAGTAGTTCGGCGTCGGAGCGTAAACGAGGCCGAACGTGGTGACGTTCCAAGAGGTCATGCCGGAGCCGAAGCCGTGCTCGGTCCATGTGACGGATTCGTCGTTGTTCTTGATCGCCGTCCAGCCAGCGGAGACGGAGCCGGTGCCCAAGGTCATCCACGTCACCATGTAGACGCCGGGCTCGGAGACGGTGAAGCCGTCGGAGCCGGTGCTCGCGATAAAGGTCGGGTTCTTCGAGCCCGCGCTATCGAGGGTCAGGGTGCCGGGGCCCCAGAGCGTATTAGCCGGGTAGGCGATCGCGCCGCCCGTCAGCTTGGCTACCTGAGGCGCGTTGAAGAGTTGCCATGCGGAGCCGGTGTAGAACTCCGTTGCGTTGTTGTCAATATCCAGCCGCTTGACCAGATAGCCAGCGGCGGGCGTGATCTCGTCGCGTTCGGTAGTGCTCCGGACAGGGACCGGGGCGCCTCGGAGGGCCGTGTAGCGCCACGTCTGAGTGATCGTGACCTGTGCCCCGTTCGTGGCGGTGGCGCCGGAGTAGACCCTCGCCTCAGCGAGGACGTAGGCCCCGGCCGGGAGGCTTGCCGTCGGCTTGGTCGGCGTGCCGGTCGAAGAGGTGCCCTGAAGGACCGCGAGGACGGCCGTGTTGCTCGCGTCGCCCTTGTCCGGGTCGTTCTGCTTGACGTAGATCAGATCCCAGCGGGAGCCGGTGCCGGGGGCCGCCGTGGTAGCGACGGTCGTTGTGCCGGTCAGGCTGAAAATGTACGCGCCCTCGCCAGCGGCACGGTTCACCACGACGTTGCAGGGGCCGACGCTGTAGGTCATGCTCGCGGTGCCGGAGACTACCGTCGTTGCCTTCTGATCGAGGAGGCCGTTCCGGGGGTTGCCGGGGGAGTTCTCAGCGACCAGAGAGGCCATTACGAGGCGGCCCTCGATCGGGGTCGTGCCGACGGCGCCGAGGTTACGGACGAAGAGGCCACGGTTTGCGGTCATTCAATTACTCCTTCTGGAGGCAGGATCTCGTAGGGCGTCGGTGCCGGAGGATTCTCCGGAGCGGCGGCGGCCTTACGGCGAGGACTGAGGCCGGCTCGGGCCGGGCGGTTGTATTTCGGGAGGCGCGTGTTGAAGGCGGCCTCTAGGGCGGCGATTCGCTCGGCCTGATCCTTGACGACGTCGAGGAGGGCCACGGAGAGGAGGTCGTAGCGGATACCGTCGATCTCGCCCTCGTACCACTGGACGATTTCGGGGACGTGCTCGGCGACCTGCTCGGCGATCAGGCCGTACTCGCCCTTGGCGCCGACGATCAGGTTAGGCGGGCCGATCAGCCGCTCGCCGGTATCGAGATCCTCGGGGTAATCGAGCTCGTCGTTTCGGTCATAGACAACGGGGGTCAGCGCGAGGACGCCGTCGGGCGCCGTCTCGTGGCGCCTGATGTTGTGCTTATACCGGGCCGAGGAGGTGTTGCGGCCGAACTGATTCCCGGCGCTATTGCCTACCCAGACGGCGTAAAAGCTCGTGCCGGGTACGTTTTGGTTGTACGCCTGATAGGAGCCCTGAGCGAGCGTGGCCTCGGGGACGACGCCGGAGGTGATCTGACTTCCGGTGTGCGTATGGCTTGACGGGGTGAAGGTCGCGGGCTTGTTGCTGATGTTGCCCCAGTCGACGTTGCCGCCGCCCACTTGGACCCAGCCGCCGTTGTAGAGGATCTCTACGCCGTAGTTGCCGGGGTTGGAGTTCGCCAGAGGGCCGAAGCGGGCGACCGGGTCGCCGTCGTCGTTATAGGCGACCACGGCGCCGTCGGTCGTGTTGATCGAGACGCGGGTATCGCCGTTCCCGTCGAGGACGCGGAGGCCCTCGCCTCCGGAAATGGAAGCGTTCCGGAGGGAGGCGCCGCGTTCGAGTGAGGCTACCTGATTTTCGAGCCTCGTGATCTTCTGCATGAGGGCCGCTAGCGGGTCAGATTCGACCGCTCGGCGGGGGATGCCGTCGAGTTCCATTTAGAGCCTTCCTTGCATTGGGGCGACTGTGAGCTTGACTGTCTCGGAGTGGTCGCCGTCGATTGCCATAACGCGGACGCGGTAGGTGCCCGCCTCGATCATTGGGTGTCCGGGGCCGACGTTGATCTGAGCCCACTCGCCGGGTAGGTACTGCCCGAGGCGCGGGAAGGAGTCAGCGCGGACCTGAAGACTCCACGAGTCCCAAGGGGCCAGCGAGTCGGCGAGGAGCCGGTCGGCGACGGCGTCGAGGACTAGCTGATCCTCGACTTCCTTGGAGGCAATGTCGGTTTCGGTCCATGGGAAGCCCGCGTTGACGAGGGTTAGATCGGTCTGCCACGCGAGTTTCATGTTCTGTTCCTGCCCGTTGCCGGGAACCCAAGCGCGGGCGGCCATGCCGGTAGCGTCGCGCTTGACGCCGAGCTTGACGACGCCGGACTCGGCTACAGCCGTGTCCCAGATCCAGTCCGGGCCGGACTGGACTAGGAGCGGCTGGGCCGTGGTGCCGGTTTCGAGTACCCATTCGACGACGGTCGGATCGTCGCCCTTGAACCGGGGCCGGAGCCTAATGTCCGGCCCGTTCTGGACCTCGGTCAGTTGCCGGAGCCGCTCGCCGATGTTGCCGAGGTCGTAGCCCATGTAGTTTCGCTGATTCGTGCCGTACTCGATCGGCGGGAGCACGATATTCAGCGATCCGGCGTTGGACCCGTCAGGGCGTGTAAACGGGTTGTCCTGAATCGAGATCCGGATCAACTCGCGGGCGATCGAGCCGAGCGAGAGGCCACTCAGCGAGATCGTCGAGGCGTTCGGCGCGGCCCATCCCATTTCAAAGGCGTCCGCGAGCCACTCCTGAGCGTCCATTGCCACGCTCGGAGCGTCGCCCCGGAGAGCCTTCCGGACGTCGAAGACGGACCAGAGGCCGGACGCCGTCAGGGCGAGCGTCTCGGCGTCTGCGTCGTAGTCCTGTTGCCAGATCGGGCCACATTCGAGGATCTCGCCGTTGTAGGCGATTCCGAGGCTCTGCCGGAGAGCCATGGTCGCGAGGCGCACCTCGACGTTCCGTAGTTCTTCGGCGTTGAGCTTCAGGGTCGCTTGGATCGGGCCGGGGCCGTTGAGGCGCATACCCCACGACACTTTGGAGGGTGGGACAAACGCCGTGATCTTGCCTGTTACGGTTTCGCAGAGGAAGACCTGATAGCCGACGTTTTCTACCACCATGCGGGCTTGACTCCTAACGTGAGGGAGGCCCCGTCGTTACCGGGAGACTCGAAGAGATACGTGTTGCGGCTCTTGCCGTTGACGCGGGTCCACTCGCGGCGGGTCAGGTAGGCCGAGCGGTCGGCGTACCCGTCGAGGAGCACGGAACCGTCGGCCGCGTTGATCGTGAGCGTCTGCCCGGCGAGGACCGTCTCGGAGTAGATCAGCCGGGCGCCGGTCGAGACTTCCGTGATGGTGAAGCCGGGAGCGTAGCCGCTGATCGTGAAGACGGGGGCCGAGTCAGCCGTGCCGACGTTGTCGAGGGTCACGGTGCCGGGAGATCCAGCCGCGCCGAAGTCGAGGATGCCGGTCGTCCCGGTCGACGGCGAGGGCGAGGTCGTGCCGATGTAGACGTCGCCCGCCCATGCCTTTTCGCCGCCTACGGTGTTGCCGCTAATCATGGCGACGCCCCACTCGATCCATGCGTAGGCCGCGTTAGCGGGCGCGACGGCCGAGTGGCTGAAGGTTTGCCATGTGTTGAGTTGCATAGGCTCGACCGCTGATTCCGTCAGGCCCAAGGACGTGTACGAGGAGTTGAACCACCGGATGCCAATTCGGCCGTCGGTGTTTGTCGAGTCCGTGCCGAGGTCCATCTGAATGTAGAGGGTCTGACCGGGGCTCACGGCTACTACGTCGTCAGGGACGGAGGGCGAGGCCGTGGTAGCCGTGCCCCGCAGACCGGCGCGGTAGCCGCGAGTTACCCAGTAGCTAGCGCCGGATTTCGTGTAGACCATGGCCGGGCGCCCGAGCCGGTTCGGATCGAAGCTCTTGGCATAGGCCGAGGTCGTCGCCCAACCGACTTCGTCGTAGGGCGCGGCGTTCGTGGCGAGGTTGCCGGGGGAGGTGTAGGCGTACCCGCCAGTGCCGAAGAGGTCGTAAGCGAGCCCGCCGCCCGGTGCCGCCGCAGACGTGCCGACGGTCACGAGCTCGCCGTACTTGCGCGGGTCCGGGGCGACCATGTCGATCATGAAGAAAATGTCGAGGTTGCCGTCCCAGTTGACCGTCGGCGTGCCGGTGATGTAGACCGTCGCCTCGCGGTAGCCGAGGTCGACGTCGTCGACGATGAACTTGCCCGCCGTGCCGTCGGCCAGCGCGGCCGAGAGCGTATCGGTCATGTTGGCGGCGTCCGTGCGGTTCTCCGTGAAGATATGGCCGCCGAGGGTGATTACCCTCTGATCGCGCCAGCCACGCTCCGAGAAGGAGCCATGCGCCCATAGGCGCGAGGTTCCTTCCCGGCGCGTGCCAGCGGGGGAAAACCAGCCGTCGAGGTGAGTGAGCACCTGATTAGTGCCCGGCTGGAGCTCCAGCAGTTCGCCGGTCGTCAGCGTCAGGGACGCCGATGTAGTGGTGAATTGTCCGAGTGCCATTAGCGCCCAACTCCTGCCCGAAGTAGCTTCCTAGCCGCGAGCTCGGCGTAAGCCTCCTCGGACATAGGAACGTTGAAGTGGTTTTCCTGATGAATCGGCGCCTGAGCCGTGCCGCCCACCGCGTTGGCGAGGGCGCCCTGAAGACCGCCAGCGGCGACCTTCGGGGAGGCGATTACGGGGACGTCCGGAATGAGTGCGGCCTGAGCCTTCTCGATGTAGCCCCGGCCCTTTGTGAGGCCGATCGCCATACCCTGAGAGGTGAACTTACCGATCTCCATGAAGACCCTCGACGGGGAGTGAATCCCGAGGAGGCTCTTAGCGAAGTCGACGACGTTTCCGATCGCTCGGGAGACGGCGTCGCGGATCAGCCCGGCCGCGTTGGCGATACCGTTTGCGAGGCCCTGAATCATCTGTCGGCCGACGGTGCCCATCTGACCGGCGAGGCCGGAGAGGGCACTAATGGCGCGGCCGGGGAGGCTCGCCACGGTCGAGATAACCGAGCCGATGCCGCCGCTCACCGCGCCGCCGATCGAGCCCATAGCGCCGGAGACGACGCCGGAGATACTCGACCAGACCGAGGCGAAGAAGCCACGGACGGCCGCGAGCCCGCCAGAGATTACGCCGTGCATCCCAGCCATGAGCCAGCCGATCGTCGACTGGATCATCTGCCCGGCGCCTCGCACGACGCCGGTTACAGCGTTCCAAGCTCCGGAGAAGAGCCCGCGGATTGCGCCCATGGCGCCGCCGATGATCGAGGTCAGGCGGCCGACGATCCATAGCTGGACGAAGTTCCACACGGCCTGTACGGCGCCGGAGACAATCTGCCCCAGCGCGGCCCAAGCGGCGGCCCAATCGCCCCGGAAGATCGCGCCGATCAGGTTTACGACGCCTTGGATCACGGTGAAGATGCCGGAGAAGATGCCGACGACGTTGGCAAACATGCCGGTCAGGGTCGACATAACGAAGGGGCCGATGAAGCCCCACACGTTCTGAATCACGGTTGCGATTCCCTGAAGAATCGGCCCGATCTGAGCGGCGACGACGGAGATCGTCTGCCCAAGCTGTGTAAACAGGGGCGCGGCCATGGCGGCCATTTGCTGAAACGCCGGGACGACGGAGCCGGTGACAATGTCGCCGATCACGCGGAGCACCGGCTGTACGCCGGAGACGATCGCGTTGCCGAGGTTCACTAGCGCCGGGAGAACGTTGTTCTGGATGATCTCCCAGATAGGCCGGAGCGAGTTCACGATGCCGTCGAAGGCGCCCTTGCCCTCCGAGCCAGCGGCGAACATATTGCGGAAGCCGTTCACCATGGAGTCGAAGATCGGCCCGACGACGGGGCCAGCGGCGGCGGCGAAGCTCTGGATCGCGTTGCTTACGCCCATGATCGCCCCGGCGAGCATTTCGGCGGCCGGTGGAAGGATATTCGTCAGGATCGGCACGAGCGGCTGGATCGCGGTCGCGAGAGCCATATTGATCGTGTCCTGCACGGTCGACCAGACGCCGGAGAGTGTCTTAGCCTGTTTCGCCATGGAGCCGCCGTAGTCCTTGCCCATCTGGGCCTCCAGCAGAGGGAGGACGTCAGAGGCGAGGAGCTTGCCTTCGGAGGCCATTTTCTGAAGTTCGCCTACCGGCTTGCCGAGGGCCTTCGAGGCAATGGACCAGATAGGGATGCCCGCCTCGGTGATCTGGAGCATTTCTTCGGCGGATACCTTGCCCTTGCCCATCATCTGAGTCCATGCGCGGACTACCGAGTTGAGGTTCTCCTGAGAGCCGCCGAGCGCGGCGTTGACGTCGCCTAGGGCGGTCATGGTCGGAAGGACGGACTGAGCCGCCGCTCCGGCGCCGAGGAGGGCGCGGACGTTGTCGGTCAGGCCGGGGAGCTCGAAGGGGGTCTTAGCGGCGAAGGCGGACACGTCGGCGAGCATGGCCTTTGCCTTGCCGCTATCGCCGAGGAGCGTCTCAAACGAGATCATGGCCTGTTCCATGAAGGCGGCGGTCTTCAGGCCGGTTTTGATGCCGTTGCCGACGGCGAGGCCCACACCGAGGCCCGCCGCCGTGCCTAGCATCCCTCGCATGATCGGGAGGAAAGACCCGCCGAACGCCCGAGCGGAGCGCTGACCGGAGGTGGTCCCGGCCGCTGCGAGGGCCGGGTTCACCTCCCGGCCGAGTGCCGAGGAGAAGCCCTTGGCAGAGGGGAGGATCGTAAGGGTTGCGTACCCTACATTGCTCATTCGGGGGCCTCCTTAGGGCGTGCGTGTAAACGGGCCTTCTGAGCCTCCAGAGCGGCCCTCATGCGGTCGTAGCGCTTCGAGGAGCCGGAGCCGGAGGGCTTAGGCCGGGCGGGGTGAACCTCGCCGGTAAATGCTTGGTAGAGATCCGAGAGGAGGAACTCCGAGAGGGTCCATCCGTCGGCGCCGGAGAGCTTCCTCGCGGTCGCTGATTCGGCCGGGAGTTGCTCGACGAGGACGGAGAGACGCCGGGGCGAGAGCTCGCCGCGCCAGAAGTCCGCGAGGTCGACGTGGTAGAAGCGCTGGAGATCGGCCTCTACCACGTCGCTATCTCGCCGGAGAAGCGCGACGAGCGCGGTTAGTTTCCCGCGATACCGACGGCCTTCTGGAGGGCCACGACGAACTCGCCGAGGACGGACGCCTTCGGCTTTTCGGTCCGGAGGGTCTTGAAGGATGCCTCGTCGAGGATCTCGCGGAGGAAGGCGAGGACGCGGCCCTCTTCGTAGGCTTCGAGTGCGTCGAAGCTCCACTCCGAGGACGGGGCGACGAAGTAGTCCTTACCGTCGAAGTTGAAGGGGATCATTTCGCCGAGTGCTTCAGCGGCGGCGGGGTTCTTGGGGGAAGTCATTGGGGCTCCTTAGCGTGGGTTGGAGGGGGTGCGTGGGAGGGTGTGTAAACGGAGGAGGTGCCCCACGCGAGCACCTCCCCCGTTAGTCGACTTACGCGGCCGGATCGTCCTCTACGATGTGGTAGAGGGTCGAGTCGGATTCGGGGAATACGACGACGGTGATCTCGTACACGGTCGGATCGGTTTCCGATTCCTTGATCTCGGCGACTTCCTGCACTTCGGCATGGAGGGCGAAGCGACGCTTGACGCGGTCGCCGTCGCGGAGCTCAAAGCCGATTGCGAACCGGGTGCCAGCGACGGGAACCTTGACGGCCGACGTGCGGACGCCGGTAGTCGTGGTCCGGGTCGAGCCGGGGTTCACAAGCTGGAAAACGGTGTCGTTGTCTTCCAGAGCAATGAACTTGAAGGTCCGCTTGTGCTTCGAGCTCGTGCGGCGGTACAGAAGCCCGCCCCATGCGTAGTGCTCGGCGGTGTCGCCCTCGCGACCTTCGGTGATGCCGTCCTCGCCGTCCAGAAGGCCGACGGCGTCCCAGTCGACGCCCCAAGCGGCCGTAGTGTCGGTAGGTCCGGCCGTGTTTTCCGGGGCAATGTAGACGTCAGCCCCGAGCCAGAGAGAGGTGTTTTCAGCGGCGCCAGCCATTCAGGCACGCTCCTTTTCTAGGTCAGTTGGCGAGGTTGTAGCCGCGCCGTGATGGTGAAAAACGAGAGGGGGAGGCCCGTCTCGGGGTCGCCCGTCGGGATTGGCCCGGTAACGGACGTCGACCCTCGGATCTCAGCGGAGCTCGCCGAGAGGAGGAGGGCCTCGCAAAGGGCGGCGAGATCCTCGCCGAGTCCTTCGTCGCGGTGGTAGACCAGCACGCGGACGGTTGCGCGGCCGTCGAGTCGGGCGTCGCGGAACTTTCCGTCAGAGCGGACTTGAACGTAGGGGAGGGGGTAGCTCTCGTCGCCGCCAGTCAGGCCGCGAGTCGAAACGGTTGCTCCGAGGGCCGAGGGCTCCGTCCTTCCGGCGAGTAGCTCGCGGAGGAGGTCACGGACGGCCTTCTGAGCGTCTGGAAATGTGATCGCGGGCTTCACTACCGGCCCTTTCGCTTCACTTGCAGACCGACGGAGGAGGCGGCCTTAGCGAGCGGTCCTCGCTTGGCTTCGACGGCCAGCCCTGCCGGGTGGGCGAGGGTGATGTTCACGGCCGGGCGCGAGGAGAGACGGCCACCGGAGGCGGTTCGCGAGCGACGCTCTACGGGGATTGGCTTCCCAGAGGCCGTAGGCGAGCCCACAGCGGCCCGAACCTTGCTCCCGAGGGCTTCCACCTCGGCGGTCACTTCTGAGGACCGGAGAACGGCCGCTATGCCCGCGCTATCGAGTCGGATTTTCGATCGTGCCATGGTCCTCCTCTCAGCCCGAGGTCCGGGTCAGGGTTGCAGTGGTGTAAGTGCCGGAGCCGAGGCCACGGCGGACGGTCGGAAGGCCGTTTACACGCCATACGCGGCCGTCGATTTCGATCCGGTCGTTTTCGGTCAGGTCAGCGGCGCCGGGGACAAAGAGGGTCTTCTCGTCGCGGATCGTGCGCCGGTCGTTGCCGTCGTCTTCGTCGGTCTGGGCCGCTTGGACGTGGGCGCCCCGTAGGAGGGTCTTCGTGGGGGTCGTCCATGACTCGACGGGATCGCCGTATGAGTCAGTGCCAGCTACAGCCCGGAGCCGGTAGATCGGCGGCTGGAGGCCGGAGAAGCTAGGGGAGAGGATCAACGGGTAAGTCCTCCTCGGCTAGGAGTGGGAAGGGGTCGCCGTACTCGAAGCCCTCTACCGGGACGTAGAGAGTGCCGTCTTCCTCGACCTGCCCGCTCACGAGTAACGCTCGTAGGCGCTCGGGGTCCGGATCGAGCCGACGTAGCCGCCAGCCGTCCGGCCGGAGGCGGCCCGCTTGATCTGGGCGACCTCGCGGGCGGTCAGGTAGACGCCGGAGGTGTCGGTAAGGCCGACCTGATGCTCGCCGAGGGACTCGGATTCAAGCCCTCTGGGGTTTTCAAACTCGCGCCGGGCGGCCTTCAGGACCACGAGGTAGACCACCTTGGGGCAGTCTGCCTCCCATGCCGTCGCCTTGGCCGTGGAGACTTCAGCGAGGGCCAGGGTCGCGGCGTCGTCGAGTGCGGCCTCGGCTCGGGCGAGGTCTTCGTCCGCAAGCGTGCCAGCAGGGAGCCCCAGACGGGCCTCCAGAGCGCTAACGGCCGGAGGGAGGGGTAAAACCATTGGGAAGCTCCTTTGAGAGGCTCAGAGAGCCGTAGGGCGCCCGGTGAAGGACGCCCTACGGATCTCATGCGACTTAGACAGGCTCGACGTCGCCGATGCTCATACGCAGAGCCGCGCCACCGGCGACCTCTTCGACTACGGCGGTGTTGCCGGTGTAGTCGCGAGTCACCTTGTAGAGCGGCATGGCGGCCACGCCAGCGAAGGTGCTCACCATGGAGCGGTGCTGGGTCGTGGTCACGTCGTAGTCCCGCAGGGTGCGCAGGTTGTAGCCGTTCGAGGCGGCGGTAGCGCCGAACTGACCGGCCGGGACCAGCGGAGCGCGGACAGCCAGCGTGAAGGCGTCGCGGTGGAAGGCCACGATTTCGTCCTCGTCGACGCGGGTCGACTCGACGATCTGGAAGCCCCGGAGCTTGCCGACGCTACCCTCGCGGAGAGCTTCGGTGGAGCCGCTCTGGGAGGCGTCGGTGATCGCGTTCGCGTCCAGCAGGGCGGCGAAGACGTTCGTGCCGACCACGACGTTCAGGCCGGAGGCCGGGACGCCGCGAGCACGGAGAACCTTGCGGATCTCGGTGAAGGTCTTCACCGGGTCAGAGGCCGACCAAGCGATCGAGGTGTCGAGGGTGATAGCCGCCAGCGCTTCGGCGACTTCGTTCTCGATGCGGTCGACCACGGCCGCGACCTGAGGGGCGAGAACCTGAGCGGAGAAGTCCGTCAGGTCGAGGTTCATTTCGCCTTCGGTCAGGCTCACGGCGCTGTAGAGGTGCTCGCCGAGAGTGACCGGGATGGTCGTCTCGGTCAGCTGATCCAGCACGATCGCGGAGGTCGCGTCGAGGCCGCGAGCTCGGGCGATCAGGGCGCTCGGCACCTTGACGTTCACGGTGCGGCCCTTGCCGCCGCCTCCGAGAAGGTCGTTCTCGAAGTTGCGGTTGATAAGGGCGCCGAGGAAGGAGTCCTCAGCGGCCATGGCGACGGCTACCTTGGCAACCTGATCGGGGGTGTAGAGGGTGTTAGCCATTAGGGGTTATTTCCTTTCGGGAATTAGTTCCGGCGAGCCGCTTTTGCGATCGCTACGGGGTCAAAGGGGGCGTTCTCCTCGCCGCCGTGGCCGGGGGTCAGAGAGGGGGTTGGCTTACCGGGGATCTCCGGAGCGTCAGCGGGCTTCTGCTCGTCGGCCGGGGCGCCGTTGTCGGCCGGTTCCTTCGGCTTGCCGAGAGAGGCGAGCCGTTCAGCCTTCGAGGTGAGCTCTTCTTCCGTGTCGCCGGTCAGCAGATCGGCGAAGTCTTCGAGCTCGGGGTGCTTGCGGAGCACCTTCTGAAGGGCGAGCTCGCGGGCGGTTTCCTTGGAGGTCTTTTCGAGCTCCTCGGTCTTCGTCTGTAGCTCGGTTTTCAGCCCGTCGCGCTCGGTCACAAGAGCGTCACGCTCGCCTTTCAGCGAGTCGCGTTCGGTCTTCAGGCCGTCGCGTTCGGCGCGGAGATTCTGGACCAGCTTCCACGCCCGCTCGGCGTCGAAGTCGTCGCCCCACGGCGCCTTTTCGGCGTCGGTCTGGGCGGTGTTCTGGTTTTCGGTGTCAGCCATGTGTAAACGTCCTCCTTGGGACGGTCGGAGCCGTCGGACCTGCCGTGGCTCGGGGATTTTGGGCATGAAAAAACCCGCCGTGACTAGGTCAGAGCGGGTTTTCTCTAGGCGGGCTTGGTTAGCCGGACCATTCTTGTCTCACGTCCGCGACTATCGCGGGGAGAAACTCTTCTGTGGGGGTCGTATGGAGCGTTCTCCGGAGGATCTCGGTCCATACGTCGTCGGCGGGGGTGCCTTTCGCGGCGCCGTCCCGCATGATTGCGGCTACGAGCTCGCGGATCAGGTAGCCGAGCTTGTCCGGGCCGACGCTGGAGAGGAAGGCCAGCCGGTCGGGATCTTGCCTGACCAGCCAGCCAACCGTCTCGTCGTCGGGAACCCAGATTCGGGCGACCTTGCCGATCGCTTCCCAGTCGGGCGCCGGGTAGCGCTTGGGGGAGTACGCGAGCTTGAACGGCTCGGGGGCTCTATCGTGAAGCATTTTCTCCTATCTCCTCTCGTGCTTTACGTCAAGTTTAGCACGCGAGGCGCCTTGCGTCACTGGAACGGCGAGGAGCGCGGGGTCGGAGCGGCGGACGCGGCGAAGCTCGCCGGGTCGACGCCCTTGGGGATTACCTCGGCCTCGACGATCCAGTGGTGCCCGCCTCCAGCCTTGTAGACGGCGTGAATGTAGAGGCTCGTCGACCGGGCGAGGAGCATTTCGCGCTCGCCTTGGAACTGGGAGAACGGGTCTACCCATACGACCGGGTAGCCCTCGGGCACGCGGATCTTCATCTGGACAGAGCCGCCGAAGGAGGAGTTATCGGAGAGTCCGGACATAGCCGTTGACGTGTAGCCGTGCTGTGTCTGGACGGTGCCGATCAGATCCTCGGGCGGGGGCGGCGGGATGCTTCGGGAGCGGTTGCCTCCCGGCGTCTCGAACTCGTCCCAGCCGGTGCCTCGCGTCACGATGAAGTCCTCGGGGGCTTCCTTGAACGCATTGTCGGCGTCCTTCGTGTGCGAGCTCCACGAGCCGGGCGGGAGCGTGTCGCCGTTGGCATGGCGCCGGAGAGCGTTGTTCCACTCGCGGTAGGAGCCGCCTGTGTACTTGATTAGGGCGCTCTTGCCGGGGCCGGAGGGCGGGGGCGGGAAGCCCTTGTTAGCCCACGAGACGGCCTCGTAGTTGCTATTGAACACGAGGGCGTCGTCCATGCCCTTAGCCGTCGACGTGATGCCGTTGACCTCGCGCCACTCCTCGATGTAGCGCTTGTAGCGCGTCATTCGGTTGCGGTAGGAGGTGAGCTCTTTCTTGTACGCGGCGGCGGCGCCGGGGATCGGCTCGTCGGCCTTCTTCATGGCGGCGAGAGCGGCCTTCTCCATTGCGTCGTCGATGTAGTGGTTCGACTTCAGGTAGGTCAAGGCCGACTTGTCGTGGTCGTTGACTACCCGCTGGAAGTAGCTCCAGTTCAGCGAGAGGGTGAGGTCGTTCTTCGGATTGCCGGTCTTGTCGGCAAAGTCCTTGAAGCGCTTCTTAGCGTCTTCGAGCCACTGATCGAAGGCGGCGGGGCCGAGGGTCGAGGCCGGTTTCGGCTCGATCGGCTTTACCGGCGCGGGCTTACCCTGCCATTTCTTGATCTTGGCGGCTTCAGCGGCGGCCTTCTTTGCCTCTTCCTCGGCGGCCTTCTGGGCGGCCAGCGTCTCGGCGGACTTGGCGGCCTTCTCGGCCTCGGCCTGTGCCAGCCGTTGCGCCTCATAAGCCGCCTGTGCCGTTTTGCGGGCCTCAATTACGACGGGTGAGGAAATGTGCTTGGCGACCTTGTCCGTGAACGTCTGGAAGACAGGAGAGCCGGGGTCGTTGACGGCCTCGCCGTAGAACTGCCTCCACTCGGCGACCGTGAGGGAGCGGCCCTCGATCCGGCCGGGGAGCATGTTGCCGTCCTCGTCGACGCCGTCCCAGAGGCGCCGGAGCGCGAGTTGGTCCGGGCTCCAGCCGTCGTCCGGGTCGCCCTCGAAGAACGGGCGGACGCTACAGCCACAGCCGTTATGCGCCTCGAAGCGGGCCGTCTGCTTGCTCGTGTAAACGGGGCCACGGCTGAGGAGCATGGCGCAGAAGTGGCAGGGCTGACCGTCGGAGACGCGGCTCCAGCCGAGGGCGAGCGAGTCTTCCTTCGTGAGCCGGATCAGTTGGTCCCGGCCGCCTTCGAGGGTGAGACGCTTGCCGACGGCGAGGGTCTGCTTCTTTGCGGAGTCGAGCGCGGCCATGAGGCCGACGCCGGAGGAGAGTTGCTTCTTCACCGCGACCGGGCCGGTCATGAGGAGGGCCTGAGTCGAGCGGTAAATATCGAGCTTGGGGGCGCCGAGGGCCGGGATCGCTTCGTCGAAGCCGGAGCCCCGCTTAGCGGCGCCGAAGTAGTCGGTGGCCGTCTTCACGGCGAGCCCGCGTCCGGCGCTCACGAGGGAGAGCGCGGAGCGGAGGTAGGTCGGGAACGTCGCGTCGAGGTTCGCCGGGTCGAGGCCCTTGTCGAAGGCGACGGCGAGGCCAGCCTGTACGGCGGCGGCGTCGCGGACCTGCTTTGCCATGTGATCGCGGGAGAGGCCCACAAGATCAACTGCCATTGTGGGCCTCCTCCTAACGATTACGCGGCGGTAGTGCCGTTGAGTGCTTCCGGGTTGGTTTCGGGCGTCGCGGTCTGCCGCTGGAGCTCCGAGACGATGCCTCCGAGGAGGTCCGTCTCGTCCTTGATGGATTTCCAGTAGGCGACGTCCGTCTCGGTGACGCCGGGGATCTTCTCCCAGAGGGCCTCGACGGGCACCTGTAGCATCTGGGCGATCTTGCCGAGGGCGTCGACCGTCTGGGACATAGAGCGGGCCTCTGTGTCGCGCCAGCGGACCTGAGCACTCGTGTCGATTGCCCCGGCTGAGTCGCCAGCCGCAAGGGCCGCGAGCCGGAAGGCGGACTCCCACGATTCACCGAAGAGCGTCTCGTATTCGCCCATCTTTCGCTGAGTGCTCGCCTCCATCTGGGCGAGGGCGTCGGCGGACAGGTTCACGAGGTCGCCGGTCAGGATATTGGGGCTGACCTGAGAGACGGCGGCCATGGTCCGGATCGAGGACTCGTAGGCGGTGAGGTGGCCGGAGATTTCGGTCTGAGCGAAGTCGCCGAACTTAGCATCGGTCGAGTCGGATACCCAGAGCCGGTCGATCGCGCTCTGGAAGGGCTCGATCGGCTCGCCCGTCTCTTCGTCCTCGGGGATCACGAGGCCCGTCGCCCACCGCTGACGGAAGGCGGCGTACTGGATCGCGATCAGGATCGAGAAGACGATCTCGTTTACACGGTCCTGAAGGACTTTCACCGGCCGGATAATGCCCTGAGCCTCGCCGTCGAGCCGGTCACGGAACCGGACGAAAGGCGTGTAGCCGAGGTTGTGATCGTCGACGCGGGAGAGCCTCCACTTATCGGAGTCCTTCGGCTTGGCGAACGTGTAAACGCTCGTCTTGTCGAAGACCTCGATCAGGCGGGCGCCGTCCATGGTCGTGCCGAGGCGCCGGTAGCCGATCTCGGGGAACTCGGCGTCGTCGTCCTGATACCACGCGCCGGAGCGGAGCGGGGAGAGCGGGCGGATCAGCGGGACGCGCCGGGTCTGGAGCGTGCCGGGCAGGATCAGCGTGTAGCTCGCGCCGTACTCCAGAGCGCCACGGTGGGCGATACTCTGCCGGGCGTCGAGGCCGTTGGCTTGCCAGTAGCCCCACGCGGCGGCGTTGTCGGCCGCTCGCGCCGGGCGGTAGCCGTCCACGAAGAGGCCCTTGGCATACGTGTCGCTGAGGAGCGGCGTCCAGTTCGTGATCGAGCGCTCGGCGAGGTGCTTGTACTCCTGCTTGGCGCCTCTGGGCATGTAGGGCATATCGTGGTCGCCCGAAAGGTAGCGCCGGACGAGGCCGAGGCGCCCGTCGCGGGCTAGGTCGTTCGCCAGTTCGTCGTCGAGTCGACCAGCTAGGACGGCGTCGATCGCCATGTGAGCCCTCCTTTCGGTCGGGGGTGGGTTGGGTTGGGGCTAGAAGCCGTAGAGGCGTCCGGGGGCCTTGCGTTTCTTCTTCAGGCCGCCCTCTGAGAGGACTCGCGTCCGGGCCATGCGGGCCAGCACGAGCGCCGCGACGGCGTCGATCTTCTTTGGCGACTCGCGGGTTTCCTTGCCGAAGTACACGCCCCAGCGATTGATGCGGCGGCGGGCGTTCAGCATGTGGCGGGTCAGGATCTCCTCGGCGTTGAGCTCGGTCGCGTTGCCGGAGCCCGCGAGGAGCTTGTGCGCGGCCCATGGGAGCTCGCCGTCCGTGATCGCCCGGTGCAGGGCTTCCACGGCGCGGGTCGTGTCCATCTGGTGCCCTCGCATATCCCAGCCGATCGCGTGGCGCGTCGTGGCCTTCACGAGGAGGCGTTCGCCGTAGGCGTCCCGCCATGCGTCGACGTCCGTCTCCCAGTAGGCGACGTCGCTAAAGAACGCGACGACGTCGAGGGTGGAGAACGCATGGTCGATAGCGTCGCGGACTTGATCCTTCGGGACTTCCCAGCCTTGGCCCTTGGGGCCTTCGGGCTTCTCCCAGATCGCCAGCAGGAAGGCGGCGCCGTCCTCGACGCGGCACGCGACTAGCGCGGTCGAGTCGTCGGTCAGCGAGCCGTCGAAGCCGAGGGTGACGACGTCGCCCTTCTTCGTCTTGGAGTTCGGGTCGCCGAAGAGGAGCGGGCGGAGCTCGTCGCGCTTGTTCTTCATCCATTCAGGCGGGGCTACCCAGCTATCGGCGGCGGCCACGATCTGATTCAGGTAGAAGCGGCGGGCTTCCTCGGGCGGCGTGTCCGGGTCGTAGACCTCGGCGAGGATGCGTTCGAGGTCTACCCAGTGCGCGTCGCCGTAGGCGGCCTTCAGGCCCGCGAGGACGGCCTTCTCGTCGGCGAGGTCGATACCTGCCGGGGCCTCTCGCGTGTCGTAGAGGAGGCCCTTCGAGACGGTTCGGCCTTCGACCATGGCCCGCCATGCGAGGTAGCTCGCCTCGGCGACGGAGTCGTGGCCGGGCTCGTGCGCGTTCGTCGTCTCGACCACGCGGGCCGAGCCGTCGCGGCTCTTGGCGAGGTTACGCCGGACCACGCGGGCGAGCTTGTAGCCGCCGTTGCTCATGGTCCAGTGGTGCGTCTCGTCCATGATCGCGAAGGAGGGCCGGGCGCCTTCCTGAGTCGCTGAGTTCGCCGTGATCGGGACGATTTTCCCGGTCGAGGTGAGGATGCGAGTCAGGCCGACGTCGAGGCCGTAGTCGTCGACGAGGGCAGAGTCCTCGCACATGGCGCGGATCGCGTCGAAGGTGTTTTGCGTCTGCGTCTCGGAGACGCCCGCGATCACGATCCATGGCTTCGGATGCTGGATGCCGATCGGCTCGCCGAAGGAGTCCCAGCCGCCGAAGCGGACGGGGCCGCAGAGCTCGGCGAGGGCCAGAGCGCCGAGGAACGGCGACTTGCCCCAGCCCTTAGCGCGTCGGAGGACGCCTCGGCGGTACTCGAACTTGCCTCCGGCGTCTAGGGCGTAGAACCAGAGGATGAAGTTGCATTGCTCGCGTGTAAACGTGAAGGGCTCGCCCGCGTCGTCGCCGTCCGGCTGGAGGAGGTAACTCTCGGCCCACTCGATCAAGCCCCAGCCGAGGGTTTTGATCGAGCCGTCGAGGGGGAACTCGGGGACGGAGGTTTCAGCGGTCACGGCGGGGGCGAGGGTGCTCATTTCTTCTCGCCCCTCATTCGTGCCATGACGTCGGCGCGGGAGGAGACGGAGCGAAGCTGGACTACCTCGGCGTCGGCCGCGTCGCCGCGCTCGATGTTGATCTTGGCCCGCTGACGGTCGACGAAGGTCGCGCCGTAGCGCTCGCCGATCAGCCGGAGCTCGGAGAGGAGGGTCGCGCTGACCTTGGCGCCCTTCCAGTATTCGTCCCAGCCTCGGGCGGCACCGGCCAGAATGTCCCAGTCGGTGTCCTCGAAGAGTTGCGCCTGAGGGGAGAGCCTGATGTTGTCCCACCACTGGACGGCGGCCGGGTGCGGGTTCACGATCCAGCCGGGGAAGTCAGGGCCACGGAGGACGCCGTCGCGAGTGAGGGTGACGGAATCGGACTGACGGCGGCGCGTATCGCGCTCGCGCTGATGCTGTGCCTTGGGAGCGGGGCCACGTCCGGCCATGGTGGACCTCCTTCCGAGGCGTCGGGGCGAGTTAGGCTTGCCTTACTTTCAAAACCCCCAGACCCGCGCTCACAGGGAGGCGCT